GTTGCATCACCATCACGGCGAAACTCAACCTCAAGGCCCAAGCTCTCTAACGTTTTGATCTGCGCTTGAATTGAAGTCGTGTCGCCAAACCGCGCACGGATTCGATTGTATTCATCGTCTGTCGAAACCTTGCCCCAATACGCTGCGACCATCGCGGCTGCTGAGCTGAAGCACTCTCTCCCGCCATATCCTGAGATGTTGTCGAGTTGGCTGAAATACGGGACTCTGACTTCCTGATCAATACCGCTCGCTTTCCATGCCTCAAACCAAGCGGCATCCTCTTCCAGTAATTCCTTTGGCACGGACTCTTCAAGCTGTTTAACAGCAGCCAACTGGTGGGGCGAACCACGGAAGAACCTGAAAAACGGCAGCAGACTAAGGGCCACTAACACGACAAGCAAAAGCACCTGGATCATGCCTAAAACCAGCGGGCTTCGCTAAACCGTGTTTACTTTTCGACTCTTGTGCTCGGGAACAGGTTTTGGCTCACAAATTCAACCAGCTGATCATCCACGGTGTTGTCAGTTGACTTGCAATAAGCCGTCAACAGATCAATCACCAGAATCTTGACGCCTTTCGACTGCAAGAACCGAAACAGAATCGGACGGATCAGTAGCAGCATTATCAAAATGCGATTGACAAAATTCTAATGGCGGTCCGTATGACCTTCCAGTCTTGCCACTGAACGCTCCAATTCATTCAACCTGGCAAAGACTTCCATGTCTTTGGTCTTAATGTCGTTATGGAGAATATCGAGACGGCCAGACAGGTTATCGACAGCAGCGGTCAGTCGAATCAAGGAATCCTGCCCTTGTCTGCTTTGACGGCTTAAACCAGAAGCGCCAAGACCAGCCACTGTGATTGACGCGCCAGCAACGGCGGCCCAAACTTCAACCATGCTCCGCTCCTAGCCGCAATCATCATGGCAGAGACCAAGGAAAAACAGGAACAAGACGAAACTAATTCGCGACTGGGTGACGTCGTCAAAATTGTGCTGCTCGGTTGGGCAATGGCGATTTTGACCGCTAATTATCTTGGCGTCTTCAAACAATCACTTGATCCAACTTATCCAGCATCAATCCTGAGCGGCACTGCAGCCAGCTTCGGGCTTGCTGTTGGCAACAATAGGAAGAAAAAGGACGAACCTACAATTAAGGAACAACAGCCTTCCGCGTCAAAACCAAAATGAAACGCTTTGCACTGCTGCTGGCTTTGACGGCGTTGGCAACTCCAGCCCACGCTGACATCATCAATAAAATCTCTTCAAGCGTTCAATTGACGGTTGATGGAGCAGGATCAGTCGCGACACGTATCCCGTCTTCAATGGCAGTATCTGGCAATAACGTCACTCTGGGTACTGTGCCTAGTTTGTCGAGCCATACTGCCGGGACCGCTCTTGGTTACACTCCTGGCGCTTTTAGCGTTACAACTGCTGGTGACGCTTTCTCGTATTCAGAGTCATACACCGAAGGCGACAACGTTCCAACCGTCCTCTCGACAACAGTCACCTCAGGAGTAGTTCCGTCATTGCCAATCTTTGGCAACACCACAACAACTTCTGGCGGTGTCGCTGGTACGCTTGCCGGGACGATCGCAACCGATGGAGCTATCGCTATTACTGCTGGTGGTGCTGGCACTACTGCAATTGGTCAGGTCATCCAAGAACTCACAATCAAATGATTAGAGGGTTCGCAATCCTGCTGTTTCTTGGTTTTGATTTTCTGGTCACGGCTGCTCCAGTGGCAGCCGTGCCAGTTGTCCCAAACTTTCAACAAGGCGTTCTTAATTCCACGACCACAACCAAAACCAAGGTCACGGAAACGATCAACTCATATGAGTATCGGACAGGCTATGAATACAGCGTGTCTGGAACAAATATCGCTCCAACCAATGGTGTCCTTGCTCCGCGCTCTTTGACGACAACGACAAATACCCTCAATGGTGTCAGCAGCAAATGGGTTGGCTTGGATGCCGCAGACAAACCAGACTGGAATATCGTCAGCCAAGGTGCAGCATTCCAGTTTGTCGAAACGCTTCAAGGCCCAGGCTTGGTGAACCATACGATCATCAACCGCGACACTGACATCGAATCCCTCACGGAAACGACAAGCACCTTCACTCAATGAAGCGAGTTATCGCAGCGCTTTTACTCGTATCCGCTCCAGCGCAAGCTCAAGTTTCAAGCACTGCTGCGCCAGTCGCTAACAGCTCTGGATCAGTTACAAACCAAGCCGTGCAAGTCGTACCGAGTCGCACCGCAACTTGGACTTACGGTTCTGGTATCAGTTGTCAGGGCACAACGCTCCACATCAACCCATTCTTGAGCAGTACGACAAGTTGGGCTGATCCTTATGAATCGCACTATCAAGAACCTGTGTACGACACGATCGATCTTGTTGGCGCGTACGATCAGGAAGGTAATGCCATCCCAGATGGCAGGCCCGATAATCCGGGGAATGTCCTTTTCTATAAGCCGATTCGCACAGGTCAGAAATCTAATTTCTCGATCAATGGCGGCATCACCGCGCAAATCTCAATCCCCTTAGACCGCAGACATATCCGCGCCTGTCAAAGGGCAGCAGAAAAGCAAGTTGCCCTGCTAGATGCGCAGCTTGCCGACAAGCGCTTGAACTACGAAATTGCCAGGCTCAAAAATTGCGCTGACCTTATGAAACAAGGGGTGATGTTCCACCCTGAGTCGCCTTATGCAAAAATCTGCGCAGATGTTGTCCTAACTAATCCGCCTGGCATCGTTCCGCCCCACAAGCACACAATTCCTACTTCCGCAAAGACCGTTGAAACCTCCGACGCTCCTCGACAGACTCAACGCTGACTTCTTTCCCCATTCGTTCTTTCAGTTTGTTTATCACTTTTTTGACAATTGGTTTGATCGCCTTGAGAAGACCTTCACCCAAGGGTTTGGCAGCAACCGCCGCCATCGTCGCAGTAGCGGCAATCGCCGTCGTTGTAACCACAACAGGCGCCCCAGGTAAATAATTCCCGACAGTGGTGAGTATTGGCAGTGGTTCCATTTGCGCCTCACAGCGGCCATCAATCACTTTGTAACCAATGATGACAGCAGTTTGAGATTTGTTTTTAGCACCTAAAGGAATTGCGTCAGGAGCCGGACATGGCAATTCTGTCTCTACTTTGATTGTGTCGGACGGTAATTCCGGCAACATGGGAGAAGAGGGACGCTCCGGCTGGCTTGAGACACCAGCCGGTTTTTCTTCATCTGGCGGATCAATAATCGGAGGGCCAACCTCCTGAATGCCAGCAGTATTTGGCGTGAAATCTAAAGGGCTGTATGAGGGTAACGTCCCATTGCACACCACAAAATTGCCTTGTGGATCGGTGTCATAAGCGTCCAGGTTTCCGGGTTGCGCGTTGCGAGTCTTAACGCAGCCAGGAATATCCGCCACCGGAAAACCAAGCTGGAGCGTGATGGGTGGGGCATCTGGAATGCTTTGCGGTGGGATTGCCCTCCATGAGGGAATCTCTGAAATACTAATTACATTGACGCCAATTTCACGAATTTTCGGCATGAAGTCAGAGCGGTTTACAGGTGGCACTGAGTTGTTTATAGAACGCAACCGTAGACGCGAAGGACCGCCAATCGTCTATACCGTCAGGGTTGGTGATAAGGCCATGCTGTTCACCGATCCTAAGAAGATTCTTAGATTTGCCAAATGGCCCAAAGGAACACCAACCGGTGATGCCTTGCGCGAATGGCTGGCTGGTTTTGATGAAGCTGACGCTAAAGCCACCGCTCCAAAACTCAACATGAATGCGATCAAAGCAGAAGGCTTTGGCCCTGAAGCTCATGAGGATGAAGACGAACCAACCGCTAACACCAAAATGGTGACTTAATGGTTCAGCCTTGTGATGGCGCGGTTCAAGTACCAAGCCGCCTTCTGCAAATCTTGGCTTGCATTCTCCTTATGCCAAGCCCGCAACAGATATTTCAACGCCTGGCCAACGTGATAACCCACGACAGGTTCAGGCGCTCCGGCAACAACATCTTCAATCACTTCGATCGCTTCAACGCGACCCTTGTTGTAATGAGCCGGTGAGTTGACAGGATCACTCATTAGAAAATAATCGGCAAGCCAGTCTTCGACGGCAACTCTGGCATGGCCTCTTCAATTTGCTTTGGCACCATTTGCAAAACCATCTCTGTCAGCTCAAGCTTCATTTCGCTTAAGTAATACTTGGTCAGTGATGGGATGCGGCTGTAAAGCATAACGGTGCCAACGACCATGGCGCCAGACATGAGGAACGCTGAAGCTGCCATGAAATTAAAAGCCTTTTGCATGATCCTTCACAAAAGAAAGGCCCTCCCCTTGTGTGAGAAAGGGAAGGGCGTTGGCGTGTGCTTGCGTTTTTAAGTTAGCTCAGAAACTGTACTTTGCACCCAGTTTGGTGCCAAATGCAGGATCATCCTCAGTGGTGATAAAGCTCAGCTCGGCATAGACACCAAAGTTCTCTGAAGCCTGAACGCTGCCGCCAATTTTGCCGGACAGCTCAAACTCAGTGTCAGCATCGTCAGGGGCCAACAGAGCCGGACCGCCTTGAACGTAATAGCCATAAGCGCCGTCAGAGCCCTCAAAGCCAACATGGAAATCAGTGGTTGAACCGACGTAGTCACCACCGGCATAGCCGGCGTTATTTTCCACGTTCACATAAGGGCCAGCCAATGCAGCTGAGCCAACGAGAACACCAGAAACAGCGATCGCGAGAGGTTTGATCATCGGAAGAATGATTAGCGTTTGCCTTGCCCACGGTAGGGTTTTTTGTCTCCCGTAGGTCTTGAGTGTTGACCATTTCCTTGTGTGGTCTTTTTAGGCTTGCCGACAACAAAGGTCTGACCGTTCAGAGACTTTGCCATCAGTATCCGTCAGTGGACTGAAGTGTGTTGTACTTCTGGGCTAGGCCAGTAAACAAACCATGTTGCGGGTGATCTGCCCTATCACGGCCATCAAGGAAAAATAATTCCTCAAGCCATAAGGTGCGACTGCGCATTGCATCGACATCCTCCGCTCCAGGCTTAGCGGCAATCATCGGGTCAGGACGTTGCATCAGGCTGCCCAAGGAGTGCCAGACCCTTTGGTTGGGGTGCGCTTTTCGGTGAGCTGTGCATCCAAGGCAGCATGGATTTCAGACACCTTTTCTTCACCGCCAATCTTGGCTTGTGCCCAGCTGATGGCTTGCGCTTCGGTCACGCTGTCGTAAGGAATCATGTCCTCAGAGTCAACAGCGTCAAGACCAACAGAGCCATACGCCCCAACGGAATACACACCGTCTTCAGTCACAGCAGACACGGTGTAATGAAGCGTGGTGATCATGCCATCTGCAAGATTGCGGTCGCACTGACCAACCTTCCAGGTGTAGGTGTTAGCCATCAGAAAAAAGCTTTCGGTTTACTGTAACTGGGACGCCCCGCGTTGCCACGGGGCTGAAGTGTAGGGATCTTGCGCCGAATTATCAAACTATCGCTGAGTAGTGTCAAAGACTTCTCTAGTTGGCTTCAAGTACAGAAACTCGTGCCTTCAGTGATTCGATCTCACCAATGGCTTCCTGCAATGCAGCAGTCAGCAGAGGCACCAACTTGGACTGGTCGATGCCTTGATAAACAGGATTGCCATCATCATCAACTTCG